GATAGTAAGGGGTTGCAATGCATAGATTGCATGCTCTGCGATGGATCAACAAAGAACATTGCGATAACCGTGCACGGTTCACGCTCAAACCGTTTCAAATCTAATCTTATCGCCGTGGGAGGCTAAAAAAATGGTATATATCTCACAACAACATTACAGGGACGGAACCATACAAAAAACAATCGTAGAAATTAGGCGCAGAGACGCTGGCAATTATGACGCGCTTTTTTTAGGAATGGGCGAAAATGGAACGGATGAGCACGCCATTCTAAGTAGCACAAAGTATCGCGAATTGTGTCAGCATCCTTTATATACAATTAAGCACGTTGGAGGCTAAAAAGGGCCGGTGATTAGGCGCTTTAACGTACTGATGAGGCCAGAAGGTCGAAACGCTCTATTTTGAGCGTCTACGTTTGAAACTAAGGGGTTACAAAATGCGATCAATTGTGATTTTTAAGCTGTCACACAACGCGCCAGTGTCTGCCATGTTCAATATACAAGCGCGAGGTAATCGCCATGCGGAAGCGCTTGCGATGCGATACGCCGGGCAAAACGGCTTTAACTATTGGCATATTAAATTTAACCAAGCGCGCGACGATATGGCAACAATTGGCCAGGCGAAAAATTGGCCATTCTTTAAAGTGACCGGGTAAGGCCTGGCATTATCGCCCCCACACTAGGTGCTTTTTTTTGCCCATTATCACCATCTCCCCCACACTAGGTGCTTTTTTTTGCCCATTATCACCCAATAGCGGGCAGCGATGTTACGGGCGGGCGATTGATTGGGCGACCTTGTAAGCTGGCCAGCGATTAGGTAGGCCAGCGGGCGGGCGCATGTAAAAGGGCGGGCAATATGGCGGGCGATATATCGGGCGACAGTGAGCGCGGGCGATGCAATGCGGGCAAATCGGCGGGCATTTAATCCAATGGCCAGCGATTGGGCGGGCGATCGATCGGGCGGGCGGGCGATTGGCCGAGGGGTCAGATTTTGCCCGATTTTGGCCGATTTTTGCCCAAAGTGTAGGGGTTGCGGCATTTTCGGCGATTTTGGCCGATTTTTCGCCAAAGTGTAGGGGTTGCGGCATGAAGTGTAGCGGTTGCGTCACAAAGTGTACGGGTTGCCAAATTTATAAAGTGTACGGGTTGCCAAATTTATAAAGTGTACGGGTTGCGTCCCAAAGTGTAGCGGTTGCCGGGTGATAACAAAAAAAGTGTACGGGTTGCAAAATAATGTTGTTAATATATTAAAAATAGTATTTAATGTTTTTGCATTAACAGTAAGGGGACTGAAATGAACTTAGATGACCTGTTTGAAAAATACTTCCAAGAAAAACCTATTGATCGACCTTACTCTTTTTTACAGGGTGAGATGGATTGTTTGGCAGGAGTGTCACCAGCAGAGGATGCTAACGAAGACTACTTGCGTGGATATGGTTCACGCTACGAATTAGAACAACTACTAGGAGCAATAAAATGAACTCAAGCATCGAAATTAATGAATTAGCCACTGCATTATGCCAAGCCCAGTCACAAATGGGTGGAGCGGTCAAAGATTCATCAAATCCATTCTTTAAATCTAATTACGCTGACCTGACATCAGTGATTAAGGCTATCAAACAGCCATTTTCTGATAACGGACTCAGCTACTCACAATTTCCAGTTAGTGATGATAATGGTATAGGGGTTGCCACCATTCTCATGCACACATCTGGGCAATGGCTCAAGTTTGAATACACATTGCCTATGGTGAAGCGCGACCCACAAGCGGCAGGCTCTGCAATAACGTACGCAAGACGGTACGCTTTGCAGTCAATCGCAGGTATTCCTACAGCAGATGACGATGCAGAGTCAGCAATGCTTCGAGGTGAGGACATTACGCGCAGAATTAGCCCGGAGCAGGCAGAGTGCGTTAAAGAATTACTGGAGCAGACATCTAGTGATGTTGAGAAGTTTTGTAAGGCTTTTAAATGCTCAACTGTTGACCAAATGCAAGTTCAGTACCTGGAGCGAGCAATGGCAGCCTTGCGGAGCAAAATTAAATGATTATCTTAGACCATGAGCAGGGAACAGACGAGTGGCTGGCAGCGAGATTAGGAAGGCCGTCTGCAAGTAGCTTTTCTAAGCTCATAACAACGTCAGGGAAGGCTTCTACATCAGCGCAGGGGTACATAGATCAATTAGCAGCAGAACGCATTACAGGGCAATCTGAGCCGTTCTACACAAATGATCATATGCAGCGTGGAACTGAGCTGGAGCCGGAAGCAAGACTGATGTACGAAATGTACACAGGTAATGAGGTGGAGGAAGTGGGATTTATCCTACATGACTCTGGAGAATTTGGGTGTTCTCCTGATGGACTTGTAGGGGTTGATGGCGGGCTTGAGATCAAATGCCCAAGCGCAACCACTATGTTTAAGTACATCAGAGACCCGGATGAGCTGGTTAAGCAGTATTACCAGCAGATACAAGGTTGCATGTATATAACTGAGCGATCTTATTGGGATGCGTTTGCCTATCATCCAAAGTTAGATCACGTTCTGGTAAGAGTGGAGCGAGATCAGGATTTTATAGACAAACTGGCGCATCAAATTAACGAAGCAGTAACTAAAATCAAAAATGAAGTGGAGAAGTACAATGAAAATCGCAGCGAGCCTAAGCATCAATCTGAATAAGATCGATAAATCACGCATTAAAGAAGTAACTTTGAAAGATGGCAGTGTAGCCAAGTTTATTAACCTGTATACAACGCTAGACTCGGAGAATGAAGGAAAATACGGTGATCACGGTTTCATCAGTCATGCAGTAACTAAGGACGAAAGGGATGCAGGTCAGAAGGGCGCAATTATCGGTAACGGTAAGATTGTTTTCTCTGATGCTGGCGGTCAGAAGCCATCTGCGCCATCTGCAAAGCCTAGCTACGATGACGATTTGCCATTCTAATAAAAAACCCCCTCGCAGGTTATTAAGCCTTTGAGGGGGAAACTAGGAGAGTGCAAAGGTAAGGGGGGTCTTTGCCCCATTAGATTAACACAGGAAATTAAAATGAATAAGCCAAATTTAGGAAGATGTTTAAAAATAGCTCAAGTTAAGTACGACATGAACACGGCAAGGCTGGCTGAGAAGTTGATGATCTCCCCCCAGGTAGCAGCAAGACTACGCATCATGCCTGACATGAAGTATTACACCATTCTACGGATATGCGATGTCTTTAAGATGGAGCCTTCTGAGTTTATTAATCTTGAGGTTAGAAGTAAGCCACAGTAAGCGGGTGAGTTATGAGCGAGAGTAAATACAAAAGGGATTTTAAGGGGATATGGATTCCGAAAGAGGTTTGGTTGTCGTCAGAGTTGACCATTATGGAAAAACTTTTCTATGTGGAGATAGACAGCTTGGATAACGAAAGTGGGTGTTTTGCTAGTAATGCTCACTTTTCGGACTTTTTCTCGATCTCAAACGGAAGATGTACACAGATTATCAAGTCGTTAGAGAAGAAAGGATTTGTCAAAGTTAGACTGGAATATAGCGGTAAAGAGATTTCTAAAAGGGTGGTGGAGGTAGTTAATAAATTAAATACCCTACCAGCAAAAACTAAATACCCCTATTTAGAAAATGATGAAGGTAATAATACATATATTAATAATACATTATATATAGGGGATGAATCCCCATTACCTAAAAAGAAAGAACGTAATGTGTTCACCAAGCCGACATTAGAAATGGTTAATGTTTATAAAATGGAAATTTTAGGCATATCAGATATTGAAGCCTTCGTGAATTACCATGAAGCGCGAGGATGGATGATGGGTCGAAACAAGATGAAAGACTGGAAAGCGGCTTTTAGGACATGGGAAAAAAACGCTGTTAAGTGGAGAGAGGAAAAAAATGATAAACGATCTAATAACCAAAGAAGGCAAGACACTGCTAAAGAGCTTAACGATTACACCAGAGCAACAGATTTTTAGTGAGGACGAAAGGGATGCCGTTGGATACTTCTTTATGCGCCTCAGCAACATGTACGGGGTGTCGAAGATACAATCACAGTGGCCTGACTCAGAATCGCTTAGAAACGCAAAGAGGGAGCATGCGAAGGATATTGGAAGATTTACAAGGGAAGAAATATCTCACGCATTTGACCTGGCTCACCAGCAGAAGCAGGAAGGCAGTAGCAGACTTGATTGGCCCGATGTAGACGCGATATTAGGGTTGATCAAGAACACTGGCATGACGGGTAGTTGGGGGACTGCGGCCCACAGGTTATACAAGCCAGAAGAATTGATTGGTAAGGGTACAAAAGAAGATAGACGTAAAGCCGCTATGTCGGCAATAGCTGACTTAAAAAACATACTAGGAGACTAACATGAATCAGAAAGAACGAGTATTGCACCATCTTCACCAGGGAAATGAGATCACCTGCCTAGACGCATTCTCTATGCTTGGGATAACGCAGATTGCTGCCCGGATATTTGAACTAAAGCGTGACGGTCACCCAATATCTAAGCGCAACCTAAAAATAGTCAACCAATTTGGCGAATCTTGCTATGTGTCCCAATATTTTTACTTGGGAGATAGTTAATGAATCTTAAACGATACAAATACTCCGGTCATGATTGGCCGGAGCTTAAAGAGAAGCCATTTTACTTCTTAAGTGAAATATCTGCCATTACGGGACTGACAGACTCTACGTTAAGGAATCGACTGAGAAATACGGATACCTTAACTGATGTAAAACTAGTTGGGCGCAAAATCTCAGCTAGAAAACTGAAATACACAGGCAAGAAGAAAGGCATGAGGAACGGTGCTTTTTACACAATGTTA